TCTCCTGCTCACTGACTAATGACTTTTATTGCTGGCAAATTTGCTGCGGATGAAATCCTCTGCCAGATTCCACCGCACACACTTCGCATTGATCTTCAAGCACGTCGCTGGAAGTCGGACAACGATCCCGACGCCGCCATCGTCGATAGTAATGACAATGGCATACCGATCGAATTTATCCTTCTGGGCTTCACCCCGTTCTTCGGGAACTTGGGGATGCGGACTCATGAGGAGTTTATTCGTATTGCTTACATTGGTGTCAGTCCTTCTCATAGGCTTCTTCCTCCACGCTGTGTCACGACCAGCATTATTAGCGGGAAGTCTTCTCAGAAAAACTTTATCTCTTACTTCCAAAACCTTTACAACAACAGGATCAACGTTGCAGAAGTAGTGACAAGCACCAAGTTCGTCACTAAATCATTCAACGAGCGCGATCCGGTTACCGGAGCAGACGGGGCCAAAATCAACTTTAATTGTTTAGAATTCCGGGATCGACCCGCAAACGGTGACGAGGAGATTAGTCTTGTCGAGGATATTTCAAAATGGTTGGGCTCAGATGGAGGAGAGCTGGTATCTTCTGCTCTTGCTAGCCATATCTCCGGCTCGACTTTGGTTCAGCTACCTCTCGGAGAGGACCACGCTGCAATTAAAGAAGCTTTCATCGAAGCCCATCCGAAGCATTTGGAGGGCCAGGCAGGCGGCCTTGCTGCGCTCCCGGCAGGCGCCGGGGATCCTGGGGCGTCCGCTAAGAAGGATGTTGAGCCACCAGCACCTAAGGCAGCTAAATCAAAAGAGCTGACTGATGAGCAGAAGCAAGCGTTGAAAGATGCTGGTTTAGAATTCTAGCAAGAGGTCAAACCTGCTAAGCTAGATCGTCCGTTTGGGCGATCTTTTTTTATGTGCAAGTCCAAGCCTCTAACCGTAACTTACGAGCGCTGTCACGAGTTGCTGGAAATCTGTGAGCCTTCCGACTTTGAGAAGGAGAGTGGGCTGAAAAACAAAGTAAATCGAAACTCAAAAGCGAGAGCAGGAGAGTGGGCGGGAAGCCTAGAAGATCAAGTGACAAGCAGTGGTGAAATTTATAAAGTTTGGAGGGTCAAAATTGATGGCAAATCCTACCGCGTGTCGCGCATAATTTATTTTATGGTGCATGGTAAGGATCCTTATCCGTTCGAAATAGATCACGACAACCAAGACTCACGAGACAATAGGGTTGAGAATATCAGGCTTGCAAACGAACCTGGGCTTCAACAGCAGAATATAGGTCTACAGATAAACAACAAATCAGGCGTTAAAGGTGTAAGTGAGCATCAATCTGGAAAGTGGATTGCGTATATTTGGGACAACAAAAGCAAAAAGAACATTTACTTAGGTCTTTTTGCTACACGTAAAGAAGCAGCCGCCGCTAGGAACGAAGGCGTCATGAAGTACTTTTCAGAAAAAACGCGGGAAGCTAACTTGATCGATTTAAATAGCCTTCCGGATTGTGAAGCTATTCCTCCCAAAGCTGATTAATCGGAGGCAAAACAACTCCTTGCTGAGCACAGTGCTTCACAAGGTTCTTAAACATTTTCGATCGAATCAAGTAATTCGTGTGGACAATATCGATAATTTCGATAAGCTTATCTTTATCTAGCTTCTCAGCTTCAGTCTTAAACCTTTGGTGCAAAAATTTCTGCTCCAGAGATAGAAACCCTTGCAGCTTCTCGAAAATTTTGTCTGCATCCATGTTCTACCAAGTCCCAAAAAATATTTTTTCCCCAGTTGCAGAGAAAAATCTGATCAATGGATCGGTACTGGTTATCAATGATCATGAAAACCAGTTGGCTGATCAAATCAAAAAAGCTGGCGTTGAGGAAATTTACTCCAGTACTTTAGACGAGATCATCGATTCTGACTTCTGGCAAAACCACCCTCCAATCGATTGGGTCGTCGGAATCACTCAGGGACTGCTAGATAAAACAGAGTGGATTACGCACTGTGGGATGGCCAAAGCATCCAAGGGGCTTTGTATCCTAGACAGAGTCACTTTTCTCGAACCTGCCCGACAAAGAGCTGAAATTTTGAATTCACAAACTTTAAAAAATATAGTGATCCTATCCCCTCGCCCATCATTCCGTGCGGATAACAAGAGACTAAAAGACTCAGTGACTTCAGCGTGGTTTGTGTTCTCGAAAGATCACTCAGCTGCGGCGGATACAAAAATAAATTTTGATATAGGCTGGGACCGCCCGAAGATCTCTTGAGCAGTGGCCTCAAAAATGCAGAAGCTTCTGGAGAAAATCATTGAGCTCCAGCTGCAGCAGAACGCCAAGCTTGATCGGCTCGCTGCGATTTCGATCAGCCAACAGCTTTTGACCGAATGCGTGGATATGCACGGCAATGCTCGTGACGCCGAGACCTGCGCTGAGATTGTGGCTGAATCTTTTTCTGCTGGTTTGTGCCTGCTAGGCGAGCTTGAGCAGAGAAACAAGGCTTACCTCTACCAGATGCAGGAGTTCTTCATTGGTGAGCCTGATGATCTGGAAGAGGAAGATGACGACGAGGACACCCCGCCTAGTTTAGTAAATTCGTTCTAAACTAGAAAATATGTGTATTTAAAGTGTCAGATACTCGTGTAACAATCAATGGCTTGCGGCACTACATCTGCGATGGAGTACCCAAACCTCTTCCTTCTGTAACCTCGATCCTCACGGCCACGCAATCAGAAGAACAGCAACGGAAACTTGCTCGCTGGAATGACTTAAATCCAGGTGCATCGGCGGCTGCAGCAGAGCGCGGAACCTGGATTCACAACTCTGTCGAGAACCACATCCGAGGGCTGAAGGTAATACCCCCGAATCAATACCTCCCATTTTGGGAGGGAGTGCCGGAACGTCTCGACGAGCTGCTCGACGGTGGTCGAGTGCTTTGGTCAGAGCGTCCGTTCAACCAACCACGGTGGTCAAAGTACGTCGGCGACGACGGTGTCGGGAGGATCTATTACTACGACACAAACACTGGTCACGGCTACGCAGGATGCTGCGACCTGATTTACATGGACAAAAATGCCGAGATAATTTTGGCTGACTTCAAAACCTCTAACGGCCCGTACGCAGCAAGGTTCCCGAAGAAAGACGCGCCCGTCGACGATAAAACTCGCAAGGCTTTGATCTCAGGAGCATTTAAAACAAAGAAAACCAGGCTTCAGCTTGCAGCATACAAACTAGCGGCAGAAGCTTGCCTAGGAATCAAGATCGCAAAAACTCAAATCTTAGTGACCACGGCGGTCGAAAACTTCAGCACTCAAGTATTTACTTTCGGAGAAAACGAAATTCTTAAAGATGAAGCAGCGTGGCTAGCTCTTGTGCGAAAATACTATGACGAGCAGAACGCTCCTGTTAAGAGCAAGTAAAGAAATATTCTCTTAACATTTCTGACCTTGGCGGTCTTGGGTTACAGGCCCATAATAGAAGTCACTCTGCGAGTCCCATGAAGTTTGTCTGCTCCATCAACTCGGTAGTCGCAGAGCACGTCGATAACAAGACAGGTAAGATTGGAGCTAAGGGGAACTTCACTGCGTTCAACCAGAACTGGGAAGCGCTCGAACTGGGCGTGGAGGAGCTCGGCGAATTCGCTGCGCTGAAATGCGGCCTGTGCGCCTGGCACTTGGTTGACGGCAAAAGGGTTAGCAATAATACAGGACTAATCAAAGCTGGGCTTATTATTATCGACATCGATAATCAAGCCGATGGCAAAGATGAGCACGGAAACAAAATTCAAAAGCAAGAGCTTACATTTGCTGAAGCACTTGAACTCGATATATGCAAAAAATATCTCAGCTTTGCTTATGCTTCACCTAGTTCAACCCCAAGCTGGCCACGGTTTCGATTAGTCTTCGGGCTCGAAAAAGAAATCATCGACGGAGACTTCTACCAATGGTTCACCCGTCAGATTTGTAAGTCCATACCAGGCTCGGACATTCGGGCGACCCAGTGTCCCAACTTGTTCTACGGAACGACAAGTCCAGAAGGGATTCTGCTGAAGACCGACAAATTTATCCCAGCCAACAAAGTCGACGAAGCGTACAAGGCGTACCTCGCGGAACCAAAAACAAAAAAAGGGGAGGTCGGTGATCCCGAAGAAATTTTAAAGTCTCTGACTATCGAGCCAAGCGGACTAGATCTTGTGCGCCTCTGCGCCAGGACAGTCAAGTCAGTGCTTGATGGCGACCCGGTCGATGACCGTAGCGCGACAATGGCTACGGTTCTCAAAGAGCTGCTGGGCTGGACGAACTGGCTTAACAAGCATGGTTTGACATCAAGTGTCTCAGCCTTGACAGTTGCGCATGATGCGTTCTATGTTATCTACAGTTATCCACATGACCTCGATGGCAAATTCGATCGCATCCTGAATTCGATTCGGGATCCCGAGGAGGTGCTGCCAGCTATCGCCCTTGCATCTGAAAATGGAGAGGCGACGTGTTGGAAGAAGGTTTCAGCTCAAAACTATGAGCTATTCGATAAAAAAGCACCCGAAGAAGACAAGAAAGCTTTGCAGAAAAACAAAGCGAATCAAAAGAACAGCATCCTATCATTCGACTCTTTTGAGTTAGAAACAACATCAAAACCAAAATCAACACCAACATCAAACCAAGAACCTGAAGTGCAAACACCCGAAACGCCCACGCAGCTAATCAACCTGCAAGAAAACGGCGGCGGTCAGAATCGTCAGTTCTCAGAGAACGACGTTGCCGACATCATCGTCAACAACCAAGGCAAAGACTTTATCTACGACAGCAACACCGATCAGTTCTTCACCTACGACAACGATCAAGGCATTTGGTACGTCCAAGACGAGCAGCACATCAAGCGGCGCATCGTTAAAGCGCTGGACTCATTAGTCCAAGCTGGCGTCATGCCCAAGTACAACTCGGCAAACGTCAATAGCGTCTACCTAATTCTCAAAGCCAAACTGCTGAAGTCTTTGGACGGAGGTCGCAAAAGTATCTGGTCGACTGGCCGAAAGTTCATCCCATTCGCGAATGGCGTACTGGACTCTGAGACTTTTGAGTTCAAGCCAGGAAATCATAAGGATCTGTACTTGCGCAGCCGCCTGTCGTATGACTACGACCCGGATGCCAAATGCCCTGAGTTTCTGAAATGGCTCGACAAATCGCTGCACAAGAAACAGAGCATTCTGATTCAGGCTTTCTGCCGTGCGCTGCTGACTGGATACACCGCTGGCGAGCGCTTCCTGCACCTCGTAGGTCCGGGCGGCACAGGTAAGTCCACAATGCAGCAGCTCATGATTGCATTGGCTGGTTTCAATGCCTCGCACACGTCAAGCTTGGAAATCATCGAGACCAACAAGTTCGAGACTTACAACCTGATGGGCAAGCGCTTGCTGTTGCTCACAGATGAATCGAACTACAACAAGCGGATGGACGTTCTCAAGAAGCTGACGTCTGCATCCGACACCCTTCGTGCCGAGCGCAAGTACGGCAAGGAAATCATCAGCTTCAAGCCTGAGCTGCTGGTCTGCATCGCCAGCAACGAGCACATCACCTCGAACGACACCACGAGCGGTTTGGAGAGGCGCCGACTCACCATCATCATGGACAAGGTTGTGCCGCCTAGCGAGCGTAAACAGCTACTGGACGTCTACGAGGATCGCATTGAGGGCGCCCTGGTGCCTGAGATGAGCGGCATTGTGACCTGGGCGCTCAGTATGCCTTACGACAAGATGCGAGATGTTCTGGCCAACCCGGTGAAGCACGTGCCTTCAATCTCCGCGACCAACATCGAAGCGCTGGTCTTCAACAACCAATTCGTCAGCTGGATGAGTGAGTGCTGCCTCTACGCTCCGAACACTGCCACGAAGATCGGGCGCGGTGCATCGAAACCTTCAGCAGACGAGGCTGAGCGTGGTCTGTACGTTAAGGATGCATACAGCGAACTATACGCAAGCTACGTCAATTTCTGCAAAGCATGTGGTTACAAAGCCGCAGCTAAACCGAGATTTACTGAGCGCACCAAAGAAGCGCTGATCAACATCCTCAAACTGCCGGGTTGCAAGCTCACAATTAAAGAAGGAATTCCAGCGGTTCAGGGTTTGCGGCTCAAGGCTTATGATCTAACATCGGATCGTGCCTCACTTGGCCAAGATCGACTTCCTACACCAGTCGAATTTGCTCAAGATCCCGACGTTACAAAGTGGGAAACCGCTTTCAAAAAACATGACCCCGTTTAAATTCAAACCTGTCACGGTCGTAGTTGGCCTGGGTGCCGCTGTAGGCATCATCACAGCCGTGCAGGCTCCGGCGTATGCCAGCGGTTCGCTTGCCTTCATTGGCGGCCTGTTTGGAGGGGCTGCGATGGCTTCGAACTCAGAGCGCGAAAAGGTCCAGAGCCGCGAGCGGGCCACGCGGGTTGCCTCGTGCTTCAGCACTTTGTACGAAAAAAACAACGGAGTCATCGACCCGGTTGAGCTCTCGTTCTTGTCCAACATTCCTGTCCAAGAATCGCACGATTTCCTATCCACGATCGCCGACGCCAACGGCGGCCAGAAGATCTCGATCAAGGAAGGCGTCGGGGTTGTGTTCAATTACCCACACACAACGAATGCGCTCGACACACTCTCGAAGAACGCAGCGGCCTGGGCAGAAGCGCAGACTCAGCAGTTGAAGGGTGAGCTGCAGCAGCATAAGCAGGCAATTCAGCTGATGCAGGCGCAGCAAGCAGCCGCTACGATCCAGAAGAAGCCAGACCCCTGGACTAATTCGGAGCAACTCTGATGAACGAGTTTACAAAAATGTTTACCGAAGATTCTCGGTCTGTCACTAAGTCGTATGATGAGCAGCGTTACGATCGCCTGCTAGAAAGCATAGACGAGTATCTCGGCTGCGAAGGCGAGGGATGTGGTTTGAGTTTTTTGTTGCGGGATTTGAAGAAAGCCTGCATTGATTTAAAACAGTATCATTCTGATCGTTGGGACGACTATACTACTCTTATAGATCTTATTCAGTAATTGGGATATACAGCGGATATACCCTTAGATGTCGAGATGGTCGAAGGCGGTATGTATCGCGTCTCACTGACTCGCGACGGCATCAGTGCGACTACCTACGTCAGCAGTATGCATTTAGTTGAAGACAAAAAGAGACAGCTCCTCCTCGCCATTGAGAGAGAAGCTGCTCGTTCGTACGCCGGATAGGCTTGAATTAGGCCTACCCCAGGAACTTTTTAATCTAACGCAAATACTTCCAGCCTGCGAGAAATTTGTCTTCAGATTCTGACAAAGCTTCGGAAATGACTGGCAAAAGGTCCGAAAGGATTCGACCGATCGACAGGGCAATCTGACGATGCTCCAGCTGGGTATCAGACTGACCACGTAAACCGACGTAGTGAATGAAGCTTCTGAGCGTGCCCTGCATGTGCATACGTGTTGGCGTGTATAAAGGTAAGATATTTCGCGCACATTCCCGAGCGACCCCTGCTTCCAGCATGTCTTCGTATAGTTGTTTTGTGACACTGTCTAAATCGTAAATTCGCTTTCGAAATCCTTCGACAATTTCATATTGAAGTTCCATCGTCGAGCTCTGTCGATTCTTTTCTGCCTGCTGCCGGATTGAAAATTCGTGCGGTCGTATGTGCGGATCTTGAAAGATTTCCCAGGGGTTTGTATACCTTTGTGATAATTCCTGAAAACTAAATGAGCGATGACGCAATATCTGCGGACTGATTGCTCTTGTGGTGATAACTTCAAAAGAAGCCGCTGCCTGCTCTAGGATAGACCAATGCCCATGATTGATGCAGTAAGTTATAAGCTTCTTGTACTCTTCTCGCTCTGGATTTACTGCAGATACACGGGCGTGCCTGGCGATAACCCGCTCGGCTTCGGGTGTGATCCAGTCAAGAGTTGCGGTGTGCACTAGCTACGCGGAAAAGTCTGCTGATATCTTAATCGCGCAGTCAACTCTCGTGGATTTGACACAAGGCGTCCGACTTCATCAGGGCGCATCCCCATGCGTGCTCCTGCTAAGCGAATCGGAAAGTTACTATCAGTCATTGTTCTTCTTTTGTACGGATTGCCTCATAAACAAGCTATCGGGCATTTCGTAATTCTGAATCGCCATCTTTGCTGCAGCGTCCTGGACGTTGTAGAAATTCTGTTGCGGAAGCATCGTCATCATCTGCATTTGAGCTCGCATATCTGGATTCATCGTGTTCTGCTCTTTTACAAGATACTCAGCTTTATTGATATCTGCAGGACGCATAGGCGTCACCAAAGGATCCCGATGGTTGTATCCCGCAGGACCTGTGATCTGTTGGGATGGCATTATATTTCCCTCCTGATAATTTGTGGGACCCACAGCAGCCCTAGCGTACTCTCCTTGATTCACTTGATATTGCGAATAGACACGATTGATATCGTCGAGGCTTGTTGAACGTCGAACCTCGATCGTCGCAGGTGTGTTGGCATATTCGCTGGCACCCACCGTGCCAAGACCTCCAAGAGGTTTTAGCTTCTGAGCCGGGCCTAAGCCACCTGGGCGCTGTAAAAAGTTTTGGTTTTCCATGCTCTTATTTTAACTCTTATTTTTTACTGCGATTAGTAGAAGCGTCAATAACTCTTAGGTTGCTGGGGTTATTGTCATGGGGATTACCGTTTTTGTGGTCTACATCCTTGCCGTCTCCTTTATGAGCGCGTCCGTTGCGCTCCATATACCTCCTAGCTTTATTTCTAGCTGCTCTCTTCTTCTTTACGCGCTCAGTACCATCGTAGTTCTCGTATTCACGTTTATAATCGCGCTCGTAAGCCATGTCTATAAACTATTTTTATTATTTTAGACCCCAAAGCACGTCTTCAATAGAAAGACCCAGTTGTGAAACCTGAGCACGAGCAGCCTTCGCCGCATCGGCTTTGAATCGGTCCCACAATCCCGTATAAAGCCCATCAGATTTCCCGTAAAACCTGTATAGGTACTCGATGAAGTCAGCCTTGGACTGTTCGTCTTCGCAGTTCCAGTCTTTCAAATACTCAGTGTTCATGCCCGATTTCGCAGCGTGCTACCCAGGATATCTGAATAGGCGGCCAAAAGCAACGTGTCCCTGTAAGCCTGGTTCTTCGCCATCTCCCGTGTGGCGATCTCTCCCACGATGGGAGCATCTGGGTCGTCAAGCAAATTGAAAGTGTGCTGCAGCGCCCGAGTGTCGGCGCATTTAGCGACGTTCATCCACTGATCACGAGTCATAATCAAGCCCTACCATTTAGTAGCGAACAAAGCCCATCCAGTTCCCGCTCCCTCAACCATCCAGCGGGGGCCAAGGTTTTTCTTTGAGTACTGGACGTATTTGCCGTAGGTCTTAGGGTACCCGCCACCAACAACATCGAGTTCTCCCCATGGGTCGTGTATCCATAATCGCTCTCCATCTGCACTAATACCGACGCAGAGCACCCAATGTCCTCCGCCTGTCGGGGCGCTGACTGGGCCGTGGTGAAGAATGCCCAGGGGTACAGGGCACCCAACGTTAAGCAACTCTTCAACGTCACTCCAGTTGCAGTTCTGGCGAAACTCCGCTTCGATTCCGTACCGCTCCAGCGCAGCCAGTTGCGTCCAGGATTCGGTCGTGTCGCCGATCGAGAAAACGGTTTTGACATAATCGTCATCGCCTTTGATCGCTCCTGGTTTTAGCGCAGAAACGAGCATGGCGCAAGTGCTGCTAAAACACGTGCGATCGGCATCACGATAATTATCGCGCTGCGAGTAATACGGAACTTCTAATTTAATTTCATTAGATTTTGTGTAAGTATGTGCATCATCCGGCACATCATTTATGATTTTCCAATGATCTGGCCAGATGAACCAAGTTTTCTGATCAGCCAGTAGCTTGACGGCCTGGTGCCGCTGCCCAGCGTACATCGTTAGCTCCGACCATTCCCACGCGGAGCCCTTGGGCACAAACAGTTTTTCTTCAGGCGCGAGCAGGGTCGAGTCAGCCATGCGCTTCTTCAGCCAGGTGTCCTGCTTCGCAAGGATGGACTTGCTCAAGAGTGGATGCTTAACTTTCGCTAAGAATAACCGCTTTTCCTCTTCGCGTCGACGCACAAGACCTGGAATTGCCTGACCATCACCACCTTTTACCCATCTCTTAAACTCTTCTGCAACAACCTTGCGATCTGTGCCCTCATTCAACAACCTTAAAAGTGTCGAATTGATAAATGCAGTTGTGCCGATGTTGTAAGTAAAACTTACAAGTGCGTCGTATTCGTTTTGATTGAGTTTTACAGTTACAAAGCTGTTGATACACTGCTCAAAAGACTCAATATCCTGCCACAGCAGCTGCTCAGCACGATCCTCAGAAATCTTCAAACCTGAGTAAACATCAGGCCCTGTGTGCCCATAACCGATTGTCCACACACCGGCAGGACAAATGTAAGCAGTCAGCCTGAGACCTTCGAACTTTTTAATAAGTTCAAGTCCAGTTCTTGATAATTTCACGGGGATATGTTGTCTCGTTCTTTTATTCTGTACGACTTACGAATTAAACACAATCAACGATTAGTTATCCTTAAGCGACCGCGATCGTCACGCGATACTCAGACTCACTGCGACCAGTGCGATCAACATAAATCGAAGCGGTGTCGCCCGAAGTCACGCTAAAAGTTGTCACAGAGGCGAGACGACGACTTGTCTTGACTGCTTCGATCTCCCCAGCAAGGGTGCCATCAGAAGCGATGACGCGGATGCCACGCACGGCAAAAGCATCGCCATTAAGGCCCAAAGTAGCAGTACCAGTAGCTCCGTAAGTGATCTCGAAAACGTCAGCCAAAGGATACGAACCATCGCCAGCGAAGGTCCGATAAGAGTTGACCGTTACGTTGTCGCCGTCATCAGTGCGGATCTGGCCGAAACGACTGATACCAGCGGGAGCAGCGCCTAACTCACGGTTAAAAGTTGCCTCAGCCATTACTGAACTTACTCATTGTTTTAATTCTAGCCTAAGACGTTTTTCCTAGGATATACACAGACATCAAAAGCAAATGGAATCAAAAGATTACGACAGGGTCAACGCGCTTGTGTATGAAGCGATTCTTTTCCTGCAGCGCTTCTTTAAATTCTTTAGAGTCAATCCGATTATTAAGCAAATATTAGAAAACTGCAGGCCCGATTGGGTCGAATTTCGGACTCGGATCGTGCTCGCTGAGATTGACAAACAGGTCGAGCAGATCCACAAGGCGTGGGATTTAGAAGAAGCTGAGCAGCAGAAGCCGATCTACAGCGAGGAGCCAGCTGATGAATCCGAAGCTCAGCGTCTACTTGGTGGACCAATGAGACTCAGCGCCCCTTGGACTTCTTATAAGTCTGACTCTTCTTCTTCGCACGAACACAATTAGGCACGTTGCGTCCGTCTTTTTTCTTATAGCCTTCTTGCACGTACCCTTTCCAGCAAGGTCCTCGTTTAGACATTAGCTCCTCCGATTTTTGTAAGCACGAGCCTTCCGACCCGCTCTTTTAGCTTTTTCAGTGTTTTCTACGTGAGTATTCACGGGTTTACCGCGTGTTGCACGTTTCTTTTTTTCGTCGGTTGCACGCCGCTCTTCAGCGGACATAGCTGCCCACGCTGCTTTGGGTAGATAGCGCTCAGTGCGTCCTTTTTCTCTTGCTTTATCAGCCATTACTTTTTCTTTTCGTACTCTTCACGTGTTTGCCAGTCCTCTTTAGACCACTTACTTAATTTATTCTTACTTGACTTTTTGCCCTCATACTCTCCTCCCATTTCTTTGTAGTACTTTGTAGCGAGCTGCATTGCTCTGGCGCTGTGCCCACCTAGCTTTTTACGTGCTTTAGCCTTAGCACGCGCCCACTTCTCTGGGTGTTTCTTTTTAGCTACCTCAGCCATCAGTCTCTCCCAGAAGTGTTGCGCTGATCTTTCTTACCGCGCTCACGTTCTATTTTATACTTCTTGGCGCGAGTTTTCGCCCTTGTGGCTTTTGACATTTCACCACGGCGCGAACCTTTTTTCGTAGGTTCTTGAGTGCCTTCCTTCAAATCGCCAGATTTTTGCAACTGTTTCGTTGCAATTGCGTAGGCTGATGATTCACTTAATTTTGGATTTTCTTTTCTTATGCTGCGAACAGCGTCGTCCAAGATTTGTGGCATTGGGACGCAAATTAGACGTATGATTATATTGTACCCGGTAAATTTAGTACCATGATTGAATTTATCACTCAAAACTGGGCTGACATCGTAGCAGTCGCTGGCGCACTGCACCTATTAGCACTGGCTATCGTGAACCTCACCCCAACACCCAAAGATGATGAGGTGTATAGTAAGTTCTACAAGGTGATTGAGCGCCTGGCTGGTATCTTCACCAAAACTGCCAAGCAGTAAGGCTCAGTCTTAACTTAAGACTCAGTGAGATCGGCGCCCTCATCGTCGGTCTCATTTTTAATGCCTGACGGCAAAATCGGCATGATTGGGATCTTACACAGTTCCTCATAAACACGAGCTGCTTCAACTTGATCGTGGTCCTTGTTGAGCCACTCCAAAATTTTTAACTCTTTTTCTTCACTCCAAAACCTTTGCTGGCGAAACCAAGTGAGATGATCTTGATCACTTTTAGAGAGATTACAGGCGCCGCAACATGCTACTAGATTCCAACGTTTTGTAGGACCTCCTTTTGATTTTGCTATTACATGGTCTAACGTGTGCGCTCTGTCGCTTTCGCAGTATGCACATTTGTTTTCCCAGGTATCAAGAATATCTTTGCGAAACTTTTTTCGCGCAGTCCTACGATTTAAACACTGTAAACTAAAGACCAATTCGTGTTCAGAATTGCTCACCTTTTGGGTGCGCCTGATTTTATTTTACTGGTTAATTTGAATACAAATGCGGTTAATTAACTTAAAAATTTTTATAGTAAGAATATGTTTCGCGGGGAGAGTGAACCGCAATGGCTGACGCTAAAAGGTAACTGCCTTTTATGCAAAGAATGCGAGTGCCCCATAGGACACTTTGATACCAAGGATAGTGATCGTGATTAGTAATTTATCTCAGTAAATTAAGTTAGACAGCAGAAACGACAAAAGCAAGCAGCTCGTTATATCTGATACCAAGCCTTGATTGCAACACAGCGCCTGTAGGAGGCTGCTCGCCTTCCTCTACGTCAATCGGCGATCCATCAAGCTCCCACCATGTGTCCTTGCAGAATAGTCCGTAGGCTTCAGGATCAAGGCCGTTGTCGATAAAGGCTTGCTCTACTTCTTGAGCAACAACACCAACGTGGATACGGGCATCATCGCCTTTGCGTGAAACGGCATCGTTGTACTTGAACTTTTTGACCAGATTTTTGATTGCTAAAGCTGTAGACTTTTCTTGATCGGATAGGTCGGAGATCTGTTGTTTCAGGTTGGCATCTGATGTGTTGATCGTTCCGGTGCCAGCAAAGACTTCACTCCACCTATTCGTTGCCGAGCCCAGAGAATCAACATTATCGGTTATCGGTAATACTGGTCTACCAAAACTTACGCTGGCACCAGGAAGTACAGGTTGAGTGCTATCAGTGGTGCCGTCTAAAGCGGTAATTTGTACACCGCCGTCTGCGTCTGCGTTGAGCCTAGCAGAATTAATGACACAGTAAAATCTTACATTGGTATTGTGTTGAGAGTAATAAGATACTGTTACAGTAGTTCCGCTAACAAGTAGTTCGCAGAAACCTGTTGTTGTCCTTTTAAGTGAACTAAAGGTTACAATATTAGCGGACGAGCTGTTGCCTCGAAAGACTTGAAAAGAAAGTTCATCTGTTCCCCAGGATGAAGTACTAGCTGAAGTCCAACCATGTAAAGCTGTTATTGTTATTCTTGCCGCTGTGCTTGTTGAAGGCAAATTAAACGTACAAATATCTTTTTTATCTCCTGCAGAAAAGCTATACACTCCAATCCTACAAAAACGATGACCATACGCCGCCAGATAATCATCTGGTGTAGTCATTGCTAAAGTTCCGAATTCAGAGCCTCCGCTATCCGATGAAACTTCTTCCGAAGCAAGTAACCTTTTAGTAGAAACACGTTCTAAAGAAAATGTGTTTTCATTGTAAATAGTGTTGGCTAAAGGATTAGCATTATTCAAGCTGGAGTGGCCAGTATTAGTTTGAATATGCAAATAATTATTACTTACGGAAGTGTCAGCCAGCTCAAAAACCCTAGAGTCTCGTCCCTGAGGACCATCTGTGCCAGGCTCCCCCATCAAATGACTTACTAAATGTTCACGACAACCGCGATCCGTATAAGCGTAGTAGCTATAACCAGCGGCGGCGGCTTCTGCAGCCGATAAAGACTTTTGAAGTTTTAAGTAAGTAATTCCCGGACAACTATGGAAGAAAGTGCCGATTATGCTGTTTTCATTAGAACCATATATATTAAAGCCATAAGTAGTGCATCTATAAGCGTGTATATTATAGAAAAAGTTGCCCTGAACAACAGGCTCTAGCTCAAAGCATTTACCAACATAACTAAAATGTATATCCCGTACTGTAGTGAAGTAAAGACTATTACTACCTGCTAAAAAAACATCCGGATTAGCCATCTTTATGCCGATATCACTTTCTATGTCATTATCTACGCCCGCAGAACTGTTGTAAGCAGACCACCTAGTACTGTTACCAGATATACGTAATTTTTCAATCAAGCACCAATTAGTATTTACTTGGCTAGTTCCATTTAACATGCCCACGTGGACAATACCCTCTGTCCATGGTTGAGTAGGATTGCCCCCGCTTACGTCAGTTGTTGTAATACGGCTCGAAAAACCAGAGCCCGTAAGAGAGGCATAGCTACCGTACAAACGAACGACGGGCTCTGTTGTACCTGTCGCTTTCGAAATAACAGCATTGGCCTCTAAGTGCAGGTGCTTATTACTGCTGATTAAGATAGTATCAGATACGTTATATGTTCCCTCCGGAACAACAGCCAAAGAACCTGTATTTATTGCCGCCTGAATCGCGGTCGTAGCATCATAAGTGCTAGTGCCAGCTTTAATTTCAGCGTGTTCACTTTCTGGAATAAAATCTAACACACTCACCGCATCTTGCAGCTTTGATTCAACGGTGCGTTCTACAGCACCAGTCCCTGCAGGAATAAACTGAGAACCAGGGCGAGTAATAAAATTTTGAGCAGGCATTTTTACGTCCAGGCTTAGTTTTAACCTTTATCCATTATAGGATAACTGAAATTAGCTAGAAAGAATAACAGCCGGTTGGATTTCAACTTCAAGTTCAGACGTGCTAAGAGCGCGACCAATTCGAACAGAAGCCCCGTACTCGTTAGAGCCTGAGATGCTAATGATGCCAGAAGCAGTCGAGTACGAAGTAATCTGACCTTTATATTTCGACA